AGCCCCGCAGGGTGTAGGCGTCCTCTCTCCCCGGCATTTCTTTCCCAAATCGGAGGTTCCGCATGACTGATCGGATGACGATTGTTGAGGCGGCGGAGGACGGTTCTACAAGGGATTTGTTAGTGGCCATGAGGACTCGGATTGCTCAAGCGGTGGGCGATCCTGAGACGCCGGCCCGTGACCTTGCTGCTTTGACTAAGAGGCTGGTGGAGGTCGTGCGGGACATCGAGGCGATTGACGCCCGTGAGGAAGAAGCGGAGTCTCATGCCGAAGTCAGCGACGGGGAGTTCGACCCGGGAGACATCTGAGGCGCCGAAGCTTAGTGATGTTGCCAGTGAGGTTGTTTATCCGAAGGGCATTGTTACTACTGCTTGGCCGAGGGTTGTTGCTCAGTGCGCCAAGATGGGCGTTTCGTTTGACTCTTGGCAGCACGGTGTTGGCTCGATTGCTTTGGGGAAGCGTAAGGACGGGAAGTACGCTGCGACCGTCGGCGGCGTAGTCCTTAGTATCCCCCGTCAGGTTGGCAAGACGTTCCTGGTTGGCATGATCATCATCGCCTTGTGCGTGATCTTTCCCGGCTTCACAGCGTTGTGGACTGCGCACCGTACCCGTACCGCTTCTATGACTTTCGCTTCGATGCAAGCGATGGTGCGGAAGAAGAAGATTTGGCCCCATATTAGGGCTATTCGCACGTCGAATGGTGAGCAGGAGATTCGTTTTAAGAACGGGTCGATCATCATGTTCGGCGCTCGTGAGCAGGGTTTTGGCCGCGGCTTTGACAAGGTTGATGCTGAGATTTTCGATGAGGCGCAGATCCTCACTGAGAAGGCTCTTGAGGATATGGTTCCGGCTGCGAACCAGTCTCAGCAAGAGGCCGGCGCGTTGTTGTTCTTTATGGGCACCCCCCCACGGCCTACTGACCCTGGCGAAGAGTTCTCTAACCGGCGTTCTAAGGCCATGTCTGGGAAGTCCAAGGACATGGTGTACGTGGAGTTCTCCGCGGACACTGGCGCCGATCCTGACGACCGTGAGCAGTGGGCTAAGGCTAACCCGTCGTTCCCTCATCGCACTTCTTCGGAGTCGATTGAGCGTATGCGGGAGAACTTGACGGATGATGATTCGTTCAAGCGTGAGGCTCTTGGTATTTGGGATGCTGAGGATTCGGCGCGGGTCATTGATGAAGAGTCTTGGAACGCGGTTGCTGATCCGGCGTCGATGGCTATTGATCGGTTGTCGTTGGCGATTGATGTTCCGCCTGATCGTTCTATTGCTTCTGTTGCTTTGGCTGGTCAGCGTGCTGACGGTCGTTGGCATGTGGAGCTGGATGATTCCCGTAAGGGTGTTGATTGGGTGATCCCGTGGGTTCGTTCTCGTGCGGAGAAGAAACGTCTGCATGCTGTGGTGGTTGATGAGATGTCTGGGCTGACTGAGGAACGGCGCGGCAGGCATTACTTGATTGGCACTGATGTTGTTGTGACGCTCGCTGCTGCTGAGGGCCGGCACATGTCGATTGCTTGTGCGAAGTTCTTTGATGGCGTGATTGATCAGTCTGTGATGCACACGGATCAGCCTCAGGTGAATGTTGCATTGTCGCTTGCAAGAAAGCGGCCTTTGGCTGGTGGTTGGGCGTGGAACCGTAAGGATGCTGCGTCGGATATTACGCCTGTTGTTGCTCAAACTTTGGCCCTTTGGGGTGCTCAAAACGAAAACGTGCTACGTCCGACGCGGCGTGCTGGATCTAGGACGGCGGTGGTTCTGTGACTTTCGAGAAGCTGTCTGTTCCTGGGCTCAGTGAAGATGAGTTGGCAGTGTTGAATGCGAACGCCGAGGAACTGGACAAGAAGTCTCGGCGCAATATTCTGCGGTCTTCGTACTATGACGGGAAGCGAGCGGCACAGCAGATCGGGACTGTAATCCCGCCGCAGTACGCGAACATCGGGCTCGCTCTCGGGTGGGCTGCAAAGGGCGTCGATGGGCTGGCTCGTCGTTGCAACTTGGAGAATATGATTTGGGCTGACGGGGATCTTGGATCCATCGGCATGTCTGAGCTTGAGGAAAGCAATTTCCTCTTCTCTGAGATCTCTCAGGCGCGCACTGATTCGCTGCTGCATGGCGTCTCCTACCTTGTTACCACGAAGGGTGACGTTGCCGCGGGCGAACCTGCCGCGCTGGTTCACGCTAAAGACGCGCTCAACGCGTACGGGCAGTGGAATGCGCGGAAGCGCTCACTCGACAACCTTCTCTCAATCACAAGCCGCAAAGATGGCAAGATTAGCGGCTTCGTCCTGTACCTGGACGGGCTGACGATCAGTGCTGACAAGGTTAACGGCGAGTGGGGAGTGTCCCGCTCGCAGCACTCATGGGGTGTTCCTGCTGAACCGCTGGTGTATCACCCGCGGGGTTCGCGGCGTATGGGCCGTTCAAGGATTACGCGGCCTGTAATGAGTATCCAGGATTCGGCGCTGCGTGGGTTGGTGCGCCTTGAGGGTCACATGGATGTCTATACGATTCCGAAGCTGATTCTTTTGGGTGCTGATGAGTCGATATTCAAGAACGCGGACGGTTCTCAGAAGGCGTCTTGGCAGATAGCTCTCGGGCGCACGTTTGGTATCCCGGATGACACGGATGCGGAACAGGCTAATCAGCGTGCTGACGTGAAGCAGTTTGATGCGCAGTCGCCGGAACCTCACCTTGCGCATTTGAACGCGCTTGCAAAATTGATGGCGCGGGAAACGGACCTGCCTGACTCTGACTTCGCCCTCACTGACATGGCAAACCCGACCTCCGCTGATTCGTATTCGGCGTCTCGGGAGAACCTGATTTCTGAGGCTGAGGGGACGATGGATGACTGGTCGGTCCCGATTCGCCGCACCGTGCAGCGAGCCCTTGCCATTCAGAATGACTTGTCTGAGATCCCTGAAGAGTGGGGCTCGATTGAGACTAAGTGGCGTTCCCCGATCTACCTGTCTAAGGCTGCTGCTGCTGATGCAGGCGCTAAGCAGATCGGCGTCGTGCCGTGGCTTGCGGAGACTGAGGTTGGCTTGGAGCTGTTGGGCATGGATGAGCAGCAGATTCGTAGGGCGATGGCTGATCGGCGGCGCGCTGCTGGTCGTGCTGTGGTCGCTGCGCTGACTCCCCCAGCCCCGGCGCCGGTAACTGATGCTGACGGCGAGTGAGTCTAAGGCGGCTCTGACTCTTGTCACGGGCGAGGCTGTTTCCACGACATTGCGGTTGCTTGGGCAGGTTTCTGGTTCTCCTGAGCAGCAACGCGCCATCCTCCTGGATGGTGTTCCTGATGTCATCGGTTACTACTCGTTTGGGTCTTCTGCTTTGGCGGCTGACTACTACGAGGATGAGCGCGAACGTCAGGCGGCGCCGAAACTGTACGTTGCTGAGCCGGTGATTGTGGAGCGGACTGAGAAGATCCGCCGCGCTGTTGCCTGGGCTTCTGATCCTTTGTTCACTGATGATCCTTCCGGGGTGGAGGGGCGTCTTGCTGATGTTGTTCAGTTGGAGACGGCCCGACCTTACCGGGACACAATACTGACCAACCGGCAGCGGGACCCTTCTGCTGTTGGTTGGCGCAGGATTACGAATGGTGGTTGTAAGTTGTGCCGGATGCTCGCTGACCGCGGGGCCGTGTACAGCGACACCACGGCGCGGTTCGCCACGCACGGGCATTGCAAGTGCACTGCCCAACCTGTGTTCACTTCGAGCGACTACGGCGAAGAGGCGAGCGTCATGCAGTACATGGCGAGCCGTAAGCGTAGGACGCCGGCCCAGAGGGCCGCGTTGCGCGAGTACCTGAACACCAACTATTAGGACTTCCCCTTCTGGGGAGAGCGCTACGGTCGCGCTTCAAGACCGGTCTAAATGTTCGACGGAACAGAAACGGAGCATCCGATGAGTACCACTGAGACCACATCCACCGAACAGGCGTCCGCCGCTGAGGCTTCCGATCAGGCAAGCGCTGAGCAGCAGGCGAACCAGGGGCAGTCCTTCACGCAGGCAGATGTCGAACGCATTGTGAAAGAGCGTCTGGCGCAGCAGGCGAAGAACAAGTTCGGCGACTACGACGATCTGAAATCCAAGGCTGGCAACGCTCAGACCTTAGAACAGCGAGTCGCGGAAATGGAGGCCGAAGCCGCAACTGCGAAAGCGGAAGCGCTGAGGTCAAGGGTCGCGGCAGAGTTTGGGATCAGCACTAAGAAAGGCCCGAAAGGCGAGCCTTCCGACGCTGACCTGTTCCTCACCGGAGCTGATGAGTCCACTCTCACCGCACAACGCCTAGCGGGCAGAGAAGAAGACCGGAAGAAGCAAGGCAACTTCGCCCCCAAAGAGGGCACCTCAACATCAACTGGCAAAGATGACGAAGACCTGCGGGGATTCGCTCGGAAGCTTTTCAACAAGGAGTAAATCATGGCCGCACTGACTACCAGCGCACTGACCATCCCGAAGCAACTGCTTGACCCGTGGGTGAGCAACATCCACAAGGGCTCTGTTATCTCCCAGCTTTCGGGTTCCATCCCCAAGAAGTTCGGCGCGGGCGAGGCTTTCGTCTTCGATTCCGGCGAAGCTGAGTACGTCGGCGAAGGCGCTAACAAGTCCTCGAAC